CAAGTAGAGGAAGTAGATAATGATAAAACTATTACTAACGAATTACTTCTAACTCAGCCTGACTACTTTAAAGAGACTAATTTTATTGATTTATTTATTAAAGAGGTAGATGATAATTTGTTAGAACTCTTCCCTAAACCTCAAGAGGCTAGAGTAGGAGATGCAATTCTCGAGTTATTTAAGAGGAGAGAAAATATTGATATCTTTAATAAGAAAGCTCTTTTCATATACATAAAGGAGATTACCGATGCTCCTACTCCTGTGATTACCAAGGTAATAAAGGTTCTGAAAGAGATTTATAAAGAGATGCTTAACGATTATTTAGAAAGAGGGACTGAAATCGACATTTTTTCTAAATAGCTATTTATTTAAAATAGTACTATGAATCTCGATTTTGAATTATATGAAGGAAAAAAGTACTCTGACTTAATACAAGATGTAGTTAAGAATCATAAGAGTAAGCAATCTCAAATAAAGACTTTGATTAGCAATCTTACTGATATGGTAGATGATGCTGGTACTGCTGTTATTATGGTACCTTTAATCAAAGAGTACTTAGAGATAGATGTTAAGAATGATGACGCCTTAGTAAAACTTGCTTCTATATTACAAAAAGGTGGACAGGCTGGCAGTGATGCAAGTCAAGGTGGTTTGAGTGATAAGGATCTTGAATTACTATTTAGTGATATTCAAAAGACTACTATAGAAGAATTACCGATAAAAGAATTACCTTCTAGTAAATAATTATGAGCTTTAACCCTACTTTTGTTGGTCAGGTCACCTCTAATGGACAGCAGCCGAATGCTAGCGGTACACCTCTCTATCTTCTTGCTAGAGTAACTCATGTAGTGAATGGTCCCTTCTTTCAAGGAACTCAATTTCCTGATCCTAGTTATAATAATCCAAGTGATATAGGTTCAATTTTATATACATTATTAAACACTACTCAAAATAGAACTCTACAAGCATCAGGTAATCCATTAGCAAAGCCTGCTAATTCTGCTATAAAGCAATATCCCGTAGAGGGGGAGTTTGTACTTCTTATGCAAGGTCCTAGTACAGAATTAAATAACAGTAGAGATAGTAGACAATACTTTTATACCTTACCTTTTAACCTTTGGAATGCAAGTCACCATAATGCTTTTCCAGATATGGGAGACTACGGTAGTTATGTTAATACTACACAAAGAAACTATCAACAGAGTTCCGGTACTCAACAAGCTAATAACCTATCGACAACAAGCTCAGTTAACTATCCTCTAGGTCCTAATTTTCCTGAAAAAGATAATATAAAGTCATTACGTATTTTTGCAGGCGACGTTACACTTGAAGGTAGATGGGGTAATTCAATAAGATTCGGATCTACATCAGCAATAGATAAACAGGCCAATCCCTGGTCTTCTCAAGGAACTGCAGGAAGTCCGATTTTAATTCTTAGAAACGGTCAAGGTAGACAAGCAGATAATATAGCATGGTTCCCTACAGTGGAAAATATAAACAGAGATCCTTCTTCTTTTTACTTAACTAATGGACAGAAAATTGTTATCGATGATATCAATAATAACTTTAGTTTAGCAACTTTAGGAGTTAAATCTCAAAGTACAGTTACAACGTCTATACCTATTCAACAGCAGTTAACAAGTATAGATACTATCTCACCAGCTACACAAGATCAAAGAATAAGTAATATTAATAAGTAAAATGTACACTCCTCAATTTCCATATTTAGGTAATCAAGCCATTACAACCTCCGGGAGAGTGGTAATACATTCTTATGATGATTTTATATTCTTATTCGGTAAGAAAGGAGTAGCTATTTCCTCACCCGCTACCTTTACTGTAGATGCTAATGAAAGAACTATTATAGCTTCACCTAAAGTTGAATTAGGTTATCGAGCAGAATCTGACGGTGAACCCTTACTATTAGGTAAGTCGACTGTAAAACAACTGAGCTACTTATTAGATGCTATTCAGAATCTTAGCGATGCTCTTGCTCTACTAAACTCCGAAGAACCAGAAACTTCTGTTCCTATAATAATACAGACTGCTGTAGTTTTAAGCGATACTACAAAAAATGTAAAGGCTCAATTAAATAATAAGTGCTTATCTCAAAACACCTATACTAAGTAATGAGCGACAGTAAATTAGCAACCAATATAATTAAGTTAGTAAATAACTCTGCAAAACTCTCTGGTAAACTTCAAAACGGAGTTAATAAAATTCTATGGGGTAGTGCTAATGTAAAACCTGTTCAAACTGCAGTTTATAATACCAATACTCAAGCTCTCGACTATACATCTCCACCAACTTCTCCCACACCTCCTAAAACTGGTAATTTAGTAGAATCAGGATTATTTAACGCACTTGATATCTTAAACGAAGTAGATTTATGCGGTATAATGACCTACCTCACTGACACAGTTAATATTAAGAAAAAACAACGTCCACCAAAGCCTTGGAATTTTACTCAAACTACATTCTACGGATTACAAGATAAAGCAGCTGCTACACAAGAAGCTATTGATAAGTTTATGGCCTATCCTAATACCTTTATAGGATCTTACGTAGGTATAGGACCAAATGCAGTACCTCCAGAACAGGCAATATCACAGAGTAACGCACCTGCAGAAGGTGGAAGTCAAGTTACATCTTATAACCTATATTTTTTAATGCAAGCTATAAAAGATACTTTTAGTTTTGAAAATAATACTACTAGTTCTTTATTTACCGCAGAAGATAAAACGTTATTATCCACAGTACCTGGTCTTGGCGGTAATTTAAACATAATAGACGACTTTATAGGAACAATAAATAAGTACAGCGATTATAGGCAAATACGAAACGACGACCTACAAAAATTAATTAATAAAATAACAAACGTACGTTCAGTTTGCGTTTCTATTCAAAATTTAGACTTTAAAAATGGATTAGCAGCAGTAGGTAATTTTATAGGTGTTGATATTAGAGCTCAGATACAGAAACTAAACAAGTACTTAGACGCTACCAAAATTATACCTACTCTAAAAGCTATTAATAGCGCAATACAGTCTTTTATAAAAATCGCAAGACAGGTAGAAGGTATCTTAAAGCTCGGTCAATTCCTAATTAAACTTGCTCTTATATTCAATAAAGTTTATATATTTATAAAAGCTATTTTTGATAATAACGTATACCCTTTAGTATATGCTGTTTCTGGTCAACAGACTAGATTTCAAAATGCTAGAGAATTAGCGAAAGCTGAGGGAAACGGTATTGGAAGGTTATTAAAAGCAATTAATGCATTACTTACAGTAATACTTACTTTTATAAGATACTTACTTGTAAATGCAAATGAACTATTGAGTAGACTTGCAATTTTACTTGCTAACTTAGAGGCATGTCAAGCAGTTAAAAACTCAGATGTAATCTCTCAATTAAAACAAACTCAAGCAGATTTAATAGCTTTAAGAGACGACCTTGGAGCTTATATTACTCAATACGATTCTAAAACTAGTGCAAATAACACTATGTTTGGAAAGTATAATATTAACGTAGTAGATGAAGAAATTACTGATACTTCTATTCGAAACAAGCGTAGAAGAGGTATTGCTTTAGATATAGACGGTAGTATAGTTGCTCAGTCAGATTTAACTTTTGCTACAAACACAGCAGTTATCGTAGCGGAAGTACAGCAGAAATTAGTAGCTTTAAACTTAGTATCTTCAGATATGAGTCAAATCGATGCTGCAAATATTGCTACAATAGCGGAATCTGTTAATTACCTAGATAGCAATGATGTAGTAAATAGCAGTCTTACAGTAGATAACGAACTAGTTGCTGGCATAGAAACATTAAATGCTGCAGGATCTGCTCAAGCTGAGAATATATCATTATTTGTAAGTAAGCTACCTGGAGGTCCTAAATTTAAGCAGACTGCTAAAGATGTTACTGCTGGTTATAGTAAGACTGCCGAAGAAACAATAAAAGGTCAAACGTCTACTATAAGCAATCCACTTGGTACAACTGTTAAAGAGCAGGCAGCAGGACAGTTAACCGTTATAAGTGGTTCTGTTAGTACGCTTACTGATCAACAAAAAGAAAAACAAAATAATACAGCAACAGATAAATTTGGCTTCGTTGCTAGAGTAAAGAGTCAGGCTAGCGGGGGGAATAAGACTTCACAAAATTTAAAATAATAAAAACAGTCATTTAAAATATTTATAACATATGGCAAATTTAGACGCACTTAGAAAAATAATCCGCGAAGAGGTTCGAACAGTATTCCAACAGGAATTAGCTGGAATCTTGAAAGAGGCTATTATGGTCAATAAGAACCAATCAGTTATCACGGAATCTTCAAGACCAAAAGTATCTCCTGTAGCTCCTGCTACCATGAACAGATCTGTACCTAGACCTATCGCACCTGTATTATCCCCAGGCAATCCATTAAATAGCCTACTTGCTGAAACAGCTCAATCTATGACTATGGATGAATTCGGAGATTTAAACGGTCAAGGAGTAGAAAGAGATGTTCCTATTGTAGAATCAGTAGGAGATATGTTTGCAAATTCAAGAGGAAGCTCTAATCTAGAAGCAATTCAAATTAATGCAGTTCCTGATTTTAGTCATATGATGGCAAAAATGGGGATAAACGAATAGTATAAATGGCGTATAATTTAAAACAAATAAACGTACTCGATTTAAGACCTTCTGTAGGTGTTGGAGTTGCTTTGCCGTTTAATACGCCCGCTGTCTTTCAGACAGTCTATACTACACAAGAGCAGTTAAAGTATAATATAATTAACTTTCTACTGACTAATAATAGAGAGAGAATCTTTAACCCTAACTTCGGAGCAAATATAAGAAGTCAAGTATTTGAGCAAATAACAAACGAAACGGCAGATACTCTAGAACTTTTAATTAGAAACGGAATAGCACAGTATTTTCCGAATGTAGCCATAACAGAGCTTACTTTTGGTGGAGATCCTGATCAAAATTTATTAACAATTCAGTTTTCCTATACATTAACTAATACTGGACAATCAGACACTATAACAATTAATTTAAATGGCTAACACAGAGATAAAATACTTAAATAAAGACTTTACTAGCTTTAAAAGCTCTTTAATAGAGTATGCGAAAGCGTATTTTCCATCCTCTTATAACGACTTCTCTACCTCCTCTCCTGGTACTATGTTTATTGATATGGCATCTTACGTAGGTGATGTAATGTCATTTTATTTAGATAATCAAATTCAAGAAAACTTTTTAGAATATGCAAAGCAGTATAATAATTTATCTACCCTAGCATACATGTTTGGCTACAGACCAAAAGTAACTTCTGCAGCTATTACAACTCTAGACGTTTATCAACAAATACCTGCTTCTGGCTCTAACTACGATCCTGATTTTAATTATGCTATGACTATTGAAGAGGGTCTACAAGTTAGGTCTAATATTAATACTGCAAATTATTTTTATTGTCCAAATAAAATTGATTTTAACTTATCTTCTTCTACAAATCCAACAGAAATTTCCGTCTATACAACAGTAGGAGGTAATCCAAATACTTACTTACTAAAGAAACAAACTCAAGCATTATCTGGACAAGTTAAAACAACTAGTCTTTCTTTTGGTGCAGCTGAGAGATTTCCTACTCGAACTATTCAAGATGCTAATATTATTGAAATCTTAAGCGTTTACGACGATAACGGAAATAGATGGTATGAGGTTCCTTATCTTGCACAAAATTTTATTTTAAATCCCGTACAAAATACAGCTTTAAATTATCCAGAACTTTATCAAGAAGCAAATCAAGTACCCTACATTATAGAAAGATTGCCAGTAAGCAGGAGATTTGTATCTAGATTTACTACTGCAGCTTCATTAGAATTGGAGTTTGGTGCAGGTATTCAAGCAGTATCAGGAACAATACCGAATCCTTTTAACGTAGGTAT